TTCAGAATTAGAAAGTACAAACAAAATAACGATAGAACAACTACAAGAAATTGGTAGCGCTGGTAGTGCCTATACACAAGCGGCAAGCAAAGCAAGTAAAGCATATGCTAAATTTGAAAAAGCATTGCATAAATTGCCACAGGGTGATCCGCAAATTGAAGCATTAAGAGAAGAGGCTTTAAAACTAGTTCAAATATCAGACGAAAAACAAAAAATATTTAAAGATTTGAAAGCCAAATACAAATATGATGACGGCGTCACCGTCATCTACTAATAGACTGAGATATAAATACTAGTATGCCGCAATATATTGGATTCAGCACAATAGCAGCAAATAAACCCAAGACTACTAACCCCCCTCCGGGAGAGTATGGCGGTCCGGGTAGTATTACTAATTCATTAATAAGCGGTAAAAAGTTTAAAATGACTGATGCGCCGTTGGTAATACAAGATTTTTTAAACGCTCTTAATATAAAACAAGGACAAAAAGTAGGCCAACCTGAATATGGTTCACGTATTTGGGACTTTGTGTTTGAACCAAACGATTTTACAACGCAAGAAAATATCGAGGCTGAAATACGTAGAATAATAAGTCTGGACCCACGTTTACAAGTAGGTACTATAAGAGTTTATCCGCAGGAAAACGGCATATTAGTTGAACTACAACTCGCTGTATACCCTTTCAATCAGGCTGAACTTTTATCTATATTTTTCAATAGTAGAACAGGGGCTGCTAGTATCTGATTCCAAAAATCACGGTTTTCCATATAGATAAATATTAGTATGGCTACTAGTAGTAAACAAACCTCTTTGTTTGGTATAAATGATTGGAAGGCAATTTATCAAACTTTCCGCCAGGCCGATTTCCGTAGTTATGATTATGAAACACTACGCAAGAGTTTTATTGACTACCTACAAACTTACTATCCAGAAACGTTTAATGACTTTACAGAATCAAGTGAATTTATAGCCTTACTTGACGTAATGGCGTTTATGGGTCAGGGTCTTGCTTTTCGAAATGACTTAAATGCTAGGGAAAACTTTTTAGATACGGCTGAACGCAGAGATAGTGTTGTTAAACTAGCCAACCTTGTTAGCTATACGCCAAAACGTAATTTATGTGCTGAAGGTTATTTGAAAGTTACTAGTATAAGCACAACACAAAATATTACTGATCTAAATGGAGTAAACTTAAGCAATCTTCCTATATTATGGAATGACCCTGCTAATCCAAACTTTTTAGAACAATTTAATACCATTATTAATGCTACACTTGTTAATAGTCAAAAAGTAGGACGTCCAGGAAATGTCCAAGAAATTTTAGGTATAACCACTAGTGAATACAGTATAGCGATACCAGAAGGATCATTGCCTATTGCACCTTTCGTATCTACTGTTGATAATATTAGAATGAATTTCGAACTTGTAAGCGTTACAAGTTTAGATCAACCTAATGTATATGAAATCAGTCCATCACCAAGCGGACGTTTCAATATGTTGTATAGAAACGATCAGTTAGGATTTGGTAGTCCAAATACTGGATTCTTTTTTTACTTTAAACAAGGTACATTGCTTGATTTTGATTTTGATTTACAGGAACAAATTGCAAATCAAAATATACCTATTGGTGAAATAGAAGGCGTAAATAATACAGATACATGGTTATATCAATTAAATGAAAATAATCTAGGTAGGGCAGAATGGCGTAAGGTTGAAAGTGTCTATGCTGATGCCTATCTACAAACAGAAAACAGTAATAGAACTATTTTTAGTGTTGATTCAGGCTTCAACGATAGAGTTTCATATGTATTTGGCGATGGCGTTTTTTCAAAGATTCCTGTAGGTAGTTTCCGTGCCTATGTACGCTCAAGCAACGCATTAACATATACTATAGATGTAAGTGAAATGCAAGGATTGACTGTAGCATTTAACTATGTCAGTCGCGTAGGTAGAGTAGAAACACTTACTGTAGGATTAGCACTAACTAGTCCAGTCTCAAATGCACAGGCAAGAGAAAGCATACCAAACATCAAGCAACGTGCGCCAACTCGTTATTATACGCAAAATCGTATGGTTAACGGAGAAGATTACAATAACTTTCCTTATACTTTGTACAGCTCAATTATTAAGTCAAAAGCAATTAATCGTAGCAGCATTGGGGTAAGTAAAAATTTAGACTTGCTGGATCCAACTGGAAAATATTCAAGCATATTAAGTTTAGGCAACGACGGCGCACTATGGCGCGATAAAACCAACTTTACTTTTGCTTTTACTTTTGACAGTACAAGCGATATTATGTTTTTCTTAACACAATCATTAACTAATCAACTATCAAAAATAGAAAGTTATCAATACTATACGACTTATTATCCAAGATATGCTGTAACAGGAAGCGATACTAGTTTGCCTGTCTATTGGAAAATGGCAGTGGTTGGTGCCAATTCATTAAATGGATATATTACAAATTATCCAACTTTAGAAAAAAATGCATTATCTACTGGAGTATTTACAACTAACAATTTAAAATATATAACGAAAGGTGCATTGATTAAAATATCTGCTCCTCCAGGCAAATTTTTCGATAGTAATTATAGGTTAGTAAATGGTATTCCAAAGTCCACCGACGTTACGTTTTTCTTCACTACAGTGCTTGAAGTTATAGGCGACGGCGCAAATGGCGGTGATGGTATATTTCCTAATGGTACAGGGCCAATTACTTTAGATGGTTATGTTCCAACTGGAGCGATACTATCGCAAGTTATTCCAGCCTTTAGTAATAGTTTGCCAACTAATATTATACTTGAAGCAAAACAAAGACTTGAACTTAATGAAAGTTTTAGTCTACTGTTTAATAACAAATTAGCGATTGATCAAGATCGTTGGTCGATACATCCTGTGGATACGAATAATAGTTTTGTAAAATTTATTAGTCAAAATATACCAAATAGTTATATTGTTGAAGTAAAATCACTAGAATATTATTTTGGTAGTGTAGACGACGTAAGGTTTAGTTTCCCACAAAACGAATTAGTTTACGATCCATTCTCCGGTACTGTGCTGCAAGACAATGTTAACGTATTAGGTATTAATACTGTTGTTGATACTAGCACACCATTGGCAAAAGACTACAAAATAAATATTACAGGACAAACTATTGAAAGCGACGGGTATATTAATGATTATGAAGTATCTGTAAGTACTACCAGTGATAACAATGGAACACTAGTTACTAATCCTGATTTTTTTAGTGAAATTACTGGATTTACATATACAACAAATGCAACTACTGGTTTCAAAACTGATGCTACAAATACAAATAGATATGTATTTTTTGAAACTATTCAAGATGCTATAAATTTAACTAGACAACAAATTTTGCCCTCAAAGGATGTAGTAGATTTATACGCAATTAAATCTGACATTGAAGTTATAAAATATGAATATCCCGAAAAAACATTATTCTATGCTTTTAGTGAAAATAAATTTTACAAAACTTTTCAGGATCCAGAAGTTACAACACAATCATATATATTAAAAGAAATGTCAAACTATAGTATTATGTATGGTAGACAGGGTCTTACTTACAAATACACTCACAATTCTAATAATACTGTGCGTATTGATCCGGCAACAACAAACATTATTGATTTGTATTTGGTTACACAGGAATACTATACAGCCTATACAAATTATATACAAGATACTACAAACACTATTAGTAAACCTGCTCAACCAACTATTACAGAACTTAACGCTAGCTATGAAAAATTACAATTTTATAAAATGGTCAGTGATAGTATGATTATGAATAGTGTAACTTTCAAGCCATTATTTGGACCTAAGGCAGCGAAGGCATTACAGGGTACAATTAAAATTATTAAGAATTCAATTTCAACCGCTAGTGATAGTGAAATTCGTAGTGCTGTGATTACTTCTATGAATGAATATTTTAATATACAAAACTGGAACTTTGGTGATACATTTTACTTTAGTGAACTATCAGCATATCTACATAATGAAATAGGAGACTTAGTAAGTTCAGCAGTAATCGTGCCCAATGATCCAAATGAATCGTTTGGTGATTTATATGAAATTAAATGTCAACCTTATGAAATTTTTGTTAACGCTGCGACGGCTAATGACATTGTAATAATTGCAGCACTTACTCCTGATCAGTTAAGGGCAGTGTAAAATGGCAAGAATTAGAACGTTAAATTTCTTACCTGAAATTTTTCATACTCCAACCAATCAACAATTCTTATCCGCTACTCTGGATCAAATTGTAAACAACTCTGATCAGAGACGTATACAGGGGTATGTAGGTAGTAAGTTTGGTTATGGTATTAACGCCAATGATCGCTATATTACAGAGCCTACTAAAATTAGAACAGATTATCAATTAACTCCTAGCATAATCTTTACTAAAAAAGATGAGATGGCTGCTAAAGATTTTATAACTTACCCTGGATTAATTGACGCATTAAAGTTACAGGGCGGAGTTACTGAGAACAATAGTAAACTTTTCGAAAGTCAAATTTATAGTTGGGACCCATTTATTGACCTTGACAAAATTATTAACTTCAATCAATATTACTGGGCGCCAGAAGGGTTGCCAGCAGTTGAAATTGCTACTAATGTTGTATATAACAATACTGACTATGTAGTTAAAAGTGAATCAAATAATTATAATATTAGAAGTCTAGAAACGGCTACTGGCGAAGAAAATCCAACGTTAACGTTGTTGCGTGGCGGTACATATCGTTTTATTGTTGATCAAGATAGTGGTTTTTTTATTCAAACACAACCAGGCACCAGCGGTACAAGTGCCACACAACCAAATCGTAGTACACGACTAACACAAGATAATGGTGTAATTAACAATGGCGCTAGAGCAGGAGCAGTAATTTTTGAAGTCCCACAAGTTACAGCACAAGACAATCTTGTATTTACAAATCAAGTAGATGTTGATCTAGTAAGTAACTTAAACTTTCAAGATATAAATGGAAAATTATTACAAGATGTAGAAAATATCGATGGAGTAACTGATTTAGAAGGCAGAACCATATTATTTTATAATAATACTACTGACGAAAAAGCATTTACAGATGGATTCTTTGCAGAAAGTAATTACGATATTAATATTGGCCTAATTAATGAAGCGGATCCTGATGAAATTTTTAATCCATCAGATAATTTTGCTAGCACTACGCCACTTACGATTGTAGTAACAAATACTTTAGCAAGTACTAATCGTTTGATAGTTGATACTACTAACTTACCCCAAAATGATATTAAGAATGTATTACAAGTAAACAACGTTATTACATTTCCAAATAGTGTATTTGGGGGTATAAACCAATATAATGGTGCATTAAACAACGTAATTTATTATGTAAAAGAAATTATTGACGCAAATAAATTTACAATATCGCAATCAATTAATGGTCCAGAAGTTACATTAACTACAGCAAGTGGTTCCATGAATGCTACTGTAAATCAAGGATTAAATGAAGAAGGATTTTACTCATTTGTTAATAATTATTTTTATATTGTAACTTATGTTGAAAATATAGATGATCCAGTAAATCCTATTATAAGATTAAAGCCTTATCAACTAATTAATGAAAATACTCAAATTACAGCACTATATGGTACTGAATATATTGGTTTAGATTTTTATAAAGATTTAACAGGAAGTATAAAAGAAGTTCCAAATATAACTGCTAATCTTAATACTCTATATTATCAAGATGCAAGTAATCCTAATAAGGTAGGTATACTACGCATAATAGAAAATAATATTGGTAATAACTTAAATGTTGAAACAGATATACTAGGTAAAAAGAATTTTCAAATTACAGTACCAAATCAGCAAGTAGTTATTTTTACTAATGGACTAAAGGTTTCCTTTAGTGGCGACGTTACCCCTATTAGTTATTTGGAAGGAGAGTATTATGTACAGGGTGTTGGTACTGAAAAAGGTATAGAATTAATTGATTTAAAAGAAACAGTAACACCAGAGGCTTACACTTTTGAAAATCCTATACCATACGACATTTTTCCTTGGGACATAGGCGCATATAGTGGTAGTAATTCTATACCAATAAACAAAGATTATATTACAATAGCACGTAATGCTATTAATAAAAATGGTTGGTCACGTAGCAACCGTTGGTTTCATAGTAGTGTAATTGATGCTACAGCAAAATATAATAATAATCCAGAAATATTAAATGAATACGCAGTTGAAAAAAATAAAGCTAATCGTCCTATTATTGAATTTTATCCTAACTTAAAACTTTTTAATCAAGGCACATTAGGTAAAACGCCCGTCGATTTTATAGATCGCAGAACATCTGATGCTTTCTCTATAGTAAATGGTCAGGTTAATTACTACCCTGATGTTAAAATATTTACAGGATATAATGCCACGATACAAGCAAGTCCGGGCTATAGTGGTACAGACAACGTTAATAGTACCGATTTAATTGTTGGCGAAATTTATGAAATTGTTAGTGTTGGTACTACCGATTGGATAGCATGCGGAGCAGAAAGTAACACAGCAGGAATATCATTTACTGCATCAGCAATAGGAGCAGGTACTGGCACAGCGAAGGCTTTAAGTTATACGTATGCATTAGTGCCACAAAGTTCAGTTAAAACATCACAGTCAGATGGTAGTATAATTGCTGCCACATTCACATTGACACAATACATCAGTGATTTGGGAAACTACGAAAATCCTACTCCACTAAGTGGTATATTACCAACGAATGCTATAATTTCTTCAATCAGTGATATTACTATTTCTAGTACAAAATATTTTAAATTACAAATTTCTTGGGCGAAAAATGATCCAATAGAGTCAGCATATACTAATAGATCACTTATTGCTAATCCATTTTTACAAGACTTTGATAATACAAATTATAATTTATTCAATGGCGCAAGAATAATTTTTGCAGCGGATACAAATGCTGAAGTACGTGATAAAATTTATGTTGTAAACTTATCGCCGATTACTGTAGGGGGCAAACCAATAATCTCATTGGTAGAGGCAAGTGATGGCGCTATTAAAGATAACGAACAAACAGTAATTACAAGAGGTTATTTTAATACAGGTAAAACGTACAGATTTACAGATGAAAATTATGGGGCATGGATATTAGCGCAGTTTAAATACGATACCAACCAAGAGCCTTTATTTGATGTATTTGATAAAATAGGACAAAGTTTAAGTAACCAAGAAATTTATGAGGGCAGTAACTTTGCTGGTAGCAAACTATTTGCTTATGCGAAAGGTACTGGTACTGATGATCCTGTATTAGGATTTCCTTTAGCATATAGTAGTTTAACAAATGTCGGTGATATTAAATTTGATGTTGCATTTAACAGTCAAAGATTTGATTACGTAAATAATTTAACAAACCTACCTGCGAATGAACCTATCAATTTGGGTTTCGTAAGAAATTATGAAACACGTAGTCTGTTTGAAAGATTGACAGGATGGGTACCAGCCATTGCACCTAGCGTACAATATCAAAACTTCGAATTTGATTTTTTCTCTGAAAATCCAAATAGAATATTTCAAATCGATGTACCTGTAAACGATCAGAAGCCTGACTCATGGCCAGTTGCGTTTGTTTATATTAATAATATACCCGTAGAAAAATCAGATTACATATATGCTGTAGAAAACGGAAAAACAAACTTTTTCATAGATGTAAAAAGTTTAACTAATACCAAAGTTCAAATACAGGTATTAAGTGATAAAGTAAGTAGTTCTGGTTATTATAGTATACCAATAAATTTAAATAATAACCCATTTAATACAGATATTAAAGAAGTTAATATTGGCGATATACGTAGACAATATACAAGTATTTTCTATAATAATAATACCATAAAAGGTGAAATTTTTGGCAATAATAATTTCCAAGATTTAGGAGATTTAATTTATTGGGGCGATAAAATTATACAGAATAGTGCTAGTTTAGTCGCTCCAGGCACTTTTAATAGAACTGAAAATAATAATTTATTTAATGCATTACTTTACAATAGTAGAGAATATATTAAATTTAAAACTTTATTAGTTGATACTGTAAACAATACAGATTATCCACAAAGATATACTCCAGCAGTAATATTAGACGATGCATTAGATCAAATTACAAGTTCAAAAAGCCAAGAACAAAGTTTCTTTTGGTCTGATATGGTTCCAAGTAAATCTCCATTTATAACAAATACGTATACCATAAAAAATAATATTGAAACTAGTTTTTATGATCTTAGTAAAATCTATAATTATACAAAGGCAAATTACGATGGAGTTTTAGTATACCTACAACGCAAAGCAGGAGTAATCAATAATGTATCGCAGTTAATGAAAGATGTTGATTATACAATTAGTACTGATAGTCCATCATTAACAATCACAAAAGATTTGTTAAAGGGCGACACAATAATTATAAACGAATACAATCAAACATATGGCTCATATGTTCCTAACACTCCAACTAAGTTAGGTATGTATCCTGCTACAAAACCAGCAGTAATATATGATAAAAGTTATCAAAATTTTACATACTTTATTGTTGGTCATGATGGATCTTACAATAAACTATATGGTAACTACGATCCTGTGACAAATACGTTACAGGACTATAGAGATCAAGTTTTATTTGAATTTGAAAATAGAGTTTACAATAATTTAAAACTTGAAGGATTGATTAGCCCAGTACAACAATTTGATTATATACCTGGATTCTTCAGATCAGAAGTTAATAATTTAACTAATTTAAATTATGAGCAATGGATCAGTATGTATAGTTTAACTTTCCTTGATTGGATTGGTCAAAATAGATTAAATTATAAAACACAAGTGTTTAACAGAAGTTCGCCATGGACTTATAATTATAGAGATAGTTTAAATAAAGTTAATAAATCTTTAGTAACACAGGGTGATTGGCGTGGGTTGTATCAATATTTTTATGATACAACAACTCCTAACACTACTCCTTGGGAAATGTTAGGATATGCTAATAAACCAAATTGGTGGGAAGAACGATACGGTCCTGCACCATATACAAGCAACAACCAACAATTATGGCAAGATTTAGAAGCAGGATATGACTATGGCAGTCCAATATTAGATAGTAAGGATTTAATTATAGGAAAAAAATATAGAATTATTACATTAGGTACAACTGATTGGAATATAGTAGCAGGTACTTCAGGAGTTGCTTATAATGTCAATGACGATATCACTATAGTAAATCAGTACTTAGGGACAGGCACAGCGAATTCCATTATTACATTTGCTGCTCGTCCAGGTCTATCTGAGATACTTCCAGTTAACGCCGCAGGTCAATTACTTAATCCAATAGAGTGTTTACTATCTAATTATGACGGAAATATTTTTAAACGTGATTGGATTATAGGAGATAACGCTGCTGTAGAACTTTCATATCGTAGAAGTAGTTCATATCCTTTCGATTGTTTAAGAATTTTTGCGCTTTCTAATCCTGCAAAGTTTTATAACCTTTGTATCGATTTGGATGATTACAGATACAATATTGAATTTAATCAATATCTAGTAGATGATCGTAAACACTTAATTTACGATGATATAAAAATTTATGGTAATGGCACAGCAAAAACTAGTTACCTAAACTGGATAGTTGATTATCAAAAACAACAAGGCATCAAGGCAACACAAAATATTGAAGATTTGTTATACAATCTAGATGTAAGACTTACATACCGAATGGCAGGCTTTAGTGATAAAACTTTACTTAAGTTCTTTGTAGAAAAGAGCAATCCTAGTGCAACAAATACTTCATTATTAATACCAGATGCAAGTTATCAAGTTTTATTGTATGAAAATCAACCATCAGATAAAATAATTTTTACATCAGTAATTATACAAAAAACAAAAAATGGATTTAAGGTATATGGTAATAGTCAAAAAAATGCATATTTTACTACTCTAGCACCTGACATAAACTCTCAACCTCTGCAAATTATTGTTGAAGGCCTTGAAGTAAATGTATATTCAAGTAGTTTAAATGAATATGAATATGTTCCATATGGCACTGAGTTTTATAACGTACAAGATGTAGCACAATTTATGCTTAATTATGGTGCTTATACCATATCATTAGGAGCAAAATATGAAACTCAATTAAATGGTATTGAAATAAATTGGGAAACTATGGTTGCTGAGTTTTTGTATTGGGCGCAAATAGGTTGGGTAATTGGAGCAACATTAAATTGTAATCCAGCAGCATTGAGTTTAGAAATTGATAAAGAGAGTCATGTTGTACAACCATTAACTTTATATAAAGAAAATTTTGTACTAAATCAAAATCTTTTCCCTATTCAATTGAGCAATTTATCTATAGTGCGTGATGGTACCAACTTTAAAGTTACTTGTTTAAATGAAGGAGAAATAGTAAGTTATGGTGAATTTAATTTGTCAAATATGGAGCATGGTATAGTATTTGATAACATAACAGAATTCCAAGATATCATCTATAATTTAACAACCGGGGTACGCCAGAATAGAATTTATACTATAGGTAGTAAGAGTGCTGAATGGAACGGTTTCTTGTATATTGCTGGCTTTATTTATAATCAAGACAATATTAAAGAATGGAATAAAAATACAAAATACACTAAGGGCAACATAGTAGAATATAAAAATAGATATTATAGTGCTACTAAAGTTATTCAACCAGCAGAATCTTTCCAAGAAACTGAATGGATCGTAACTGATTATAATGAAATACAGAAAGGATTATTACCGAATAGTGCGACACGTAGTTACGAAAGCACATTGTATTATAATTCAAATAATGCAAACCTAGAAAATGAAGCGGACTTATTATCGTTTAGTTTGATAGGTTTTAGACCGCGCAGTTATATGAAAGCAGCGGATCTGACTGATATTACACAAGTTAACGTATTTAAAAATCTAATTAAAAATAAAGGCACGAAAAATGCAATAGACGCATTTAAAGGCGCAAATTTACCGCAGGGCGGAATACAATATGATTTATATGAAAACTGGGCCATACTATCAGGAAAATTTGGTGGTTCACTAAGTGAAAATTTTATTGAAATAAGACTAAATGAAAATAAAATGGTAGGCAATCCTGGTACAGTATCGCTTACTACTGGCGATTTTACACCAGGCATGCAACAGTATGTACCACTGAACAAAATATTTAATTACTCTCAGCCAATCACTAATGTGAACGTACTGCCAACTAAACCATACTCTCCGAATATGGTGTATCCTGATGCAGGATACGTAAACTTTAATGATGTTAAAATGTCAAGTTATTTTTATAGCGACTTGCCAAATGCTATAAACAAGCAAGGTGATGTTGTTCCAATAGAAAATGTTTATGTTAGAGATTATATTTGGTTAGCAGATTATTTAGGCTCATGGAAAGTATGTACGCCTGACATTTTAATTAATAATTATAACAAAAGTTCTCCTGCTCCAGTCATTATAAATTTGACAACTAATCCCAATGGTACTGCAACACTTACATTTAATAATGCTCATGGATTAGAAAAATTTGATTTAATTATAATTATTAATTTTGATACAAGTGTTAATGGATATTATACAGTTTCAGAAATTATAAATCCAACACAAATATTAATAAACTTTGTTACCACAGAAGGTCTTATAATATCAGGCGAAGGCACTTGCTTAAAGTTAATAAATCAGCGTGTAAGTAATCCTACTAAGATACTTAATTTACCATTGCTATCAAGCGAATTTACACAAAATACTGTTTGGGTAGATGAAAATGATGATGGTGCTTGGGCTGTTTATCGCAAGAGTTTAAATTACAAGCGTGTAAAAGAATTAGAGATTGAAGGCAGCACCTCGTATGGATATAGTGTTGCTTATAATGATAATTTTGGTTATCTAGTAGGAGATCCAGGGGATGTTGATAATACTGATGATATAACTCCAGGTAACGTTTATAGATACACAGGACCATTAGATAACTTATTATTACTAGAAACATTTAATACAGGGGAAAGAAGTTTTGGACAAACAATAGCATACAATAATAACACAATAGTAATTTCACAACCAACTGCAACTACAGACAAAAAAGTTTTTGTTTACGTTTATAATTCAAATAATAGTCTTACAGAAGATTTATTACTAACTCAGGAAATAGAACCTCCAACAACTGTAGATTCTTGGGGAGAATCATTAGCAATTAGCAATGATGGTAACTACATCTTTATCTTGAACAATGAAGATGCATTATCAAACAATAAAGAAATCTATGCTTACAAGCGTCAAAATATTAATCTAAGTGCAGAATATTTAACAGCCGACGAAACATATATTATTACTAGTGTGGGCACTACTGATTTTGCAGCAATTAGTACAACTACAACTACTACTGAAAACAAAGTAGGACAAATATTTGTAGCGACAGGCGCAGGCACAGGAACAGGCACGGTCACACAAATTAGTTATAAATTTGCTGGAATCATTTCTGATATTGATTCTACTGTGGGCGATAATTTTGGTAAATCTATTGCTTGCGATTACTATGCTGATACTATAGTTGTAGGGGCACCTAATTCAGATTACACAAGTCTTACTACAACTAAAAGTGATTGGGGTAGAGCAGTAGTTTATAATAGAATTTCACAAAATATTGAAGTGCAAAGCAATAGCGTTGGCGAAAATGCACAAGTATTCACGCTATTTGTTGATCCAAGTCCAGACACGGTTACTGTTAACTTATTAAACACTTATTCAAATAATGCAATGGAACTATCAAGCACGACTGATATAAGTGTTAATGACCCAATAGTATTTTTAGGATCAGGACTTGCAGCAACTAATATTATAACAGCAAAAACTTATTACGTAGCAGAATTAATTGCTGGTAATAAAATTAAAATTAAAACATCAAGATCAACAACTGATGTCTCTACACTAATAGAAAAACTAAGCATACCAGAAGGTACAGCAACGGCAACACCACAATTTTTACATGTTGATGTTACTGTTAACGGTATTAGCGTACAAGATAATAATTATGCATTAGTTGATACAACACTTTATTATTCAACATATCTCAATGCAGGAGATATTATAAATATTAGCCAAAACACTTTTGTTAAGGTTCAAACTTTAACCTCAACGAATACACCAAAGACAGGTGTAGCCTTTGGTACAAGTGTTGATATTACATCTTTCGGAACAGAGATTATTGTTGGTGCTCCATTTGAATTACAAGATGGCAATGAAGGGGGCGTTTATAGATTTACTGACGCCGGCGGCGAATATGGTATGATTATAGGCAGTGAAGAAGTTAATCTGACTACAAACCAATCAATATTATTAAATGGATACATGGTAAATTTACTAGACGGATCAAATGCTGCTGATGTCGCGCAAACAATTAATTCAGCAAAAATAACCAATGTTCAAGCAGCAAGTACAGATCAAAACAAACTTATTATTTCTTTAAGAAATATGTCTATTGCTGCTGCTAACCATGAATTAGAATTAACTGTTTCATCAATTGATACATTAAATGAATTAGGTATTACAATCTATCCTAATACACAACTTATTTCTTGTCCGCACAGTGAAACTCAGACGCAGTTTGGTAGCGTAGTAAAATTTGACGAAAGTAATAATAGTTTTGTTGCTAGTGCTCCAACTGGCACACGTTTTGCTGCTACTACTTTTGATTTTATTGATGATGAAAATCAGGACAACGATACAGTATTTGACAATAATGCAACACGTTGGATAGACACATTTAGAAATGCTGGCGCAGTTTATATGTTTGATTATATTGCAAAATATGATGAAACTGTAACTGAACCAGGGGCCTACGTTTATGCTCAAAGTGTAAATTCAAATAGTTTAAGTTATGGTACACAGCCATTATATGGGTCAGCATTAGCATTTACAGACAATACAGTATTAGTAGGTACCCCTTATTATAAACCAGAAAGCGTGGATGGCCAAGTTGTAATATTTGATAATACTACTGGTCAAACAGACTGGGCAGTGTATCGTAAATCATGTGATATTGTTGATATTAATAGAATAAACAATATACAATTATTCAGTGCTGAGACCAACAATTCTCTTTTAAACTTAGATTATATCGATCCATTAGCAGGTAAGATTTTTGGTGCAGTAAGACAAAATATTGATTATGTTTGTAACTTAGATCCAGCAAGTTACAATAATATTAGTAATAATACTAATGTTATTTGGGGTGATAACAACGTAGGCAAATTATGGCTAGATACATCAAACATGCGTTTTGTAAATTATCATCAAAATGACCCTGTTTATAATGCAACATATTGGGGAACATTATTCCCAGGTAGTGATCCAGCAATTTATACATGGGTAGTCAGTGTTGATCCACCAACGCAATATACAGGGGTAGGCGTACCTAAAGATTTTAATAAATTTAGTATACAAACATTTATTGATCAATCAGGCACGGTAACTCTTTGTTATTACTTCTGGGTGCGCTTTACTAATGTTATTGTACCCAATAGTGGAAAAACTTTATCTGATACAGTTATGGAGTCATACTTATTGAATCCGCTACAATCTGGTATATCATATTTTGCTCCTCTGTTACCAAACAGTTATGCGATTTACAATGCTCAACAAAGTATTAAAAACACTGATACAATATTGCATATAGGATATAAGAGTACAACAAGCGAAAGTATACCACATCAAGAATTTAATTTAGTTCGTTCAAACTTTGCTGATGACTTTTTGCCAGGACTGCCCAATACACAATATCCACATCCAACCTACTTATATGATAGAATGCTTGATAGCATGGCGGGAGTAGACGAGGAAGGTAGCACAGTACCTAATCCGTATTTGCCAAGAGCAGTACAAAGTGGCGTATTGGTACGTCCAAGACAAAGTTTCTTTTATAATCGTTATACTGCATTAAAAAATTACATACAATATGCCAATACAATTATGGCACAATATCCGTTGGTTGAAATACGTCCAGACGCAACATTTTTTTATAAAGAAAATAAACCAATATTTGATATTGTTACTGGATTATTAATTGTAAAGGACTTAACGTATAACATAGTAACATTAGGTAATACTACTTGGAGCACCATTGGCGCAACATTAGTCAGTGCAGGAGATTTTGTTATAGGTAAAACCTATATTATTAATACAATTAGCAATACAGATTACACGCTAATTGGGGCTAATACAAATAATGTAGGAGTCAAATTTATTGCTACTGGTACTGGAAACGGCAACGGAACTGGCACTGCGTATGAAATTACTTTTACTGCTACTGCTAATGGCAACGGCGATGGCACTGCAAGCACATTGACATTTGATGAGGGAGAATTATATAAAACTTCTGATTATGTAACAAGAATAGATTGGTGGGCAGAAGGGTTCGATAATAATACCAAACCAGCATTTCAAGTGCAGTTATATAGCGATTTGCTACGATTGGAAAATATTGATATTAACACTATAGCCAGAGTTATAAAGGGCGGCAACAATACTAGAGAAACTTATATCTATGTTATCGAAACATTAGATGATAATACTCAAATTGAACGTTGGAAGAGAATTGGGCTTGAAAAAGGCACATATGAAATTAGCAAAGAAATATATGATTATGATTTAGGTAAATATGGCTACGGTGGAAACTTTTATGATACTGATAGTTTTGATGACTTCCCAAGTAATGAAACACGTTGGATAATACGTTGCTTAAACGAACAAATATTTACCAATGAACTGTTAATACATCGTAATAAAGCATTAATATTGCTATTTGAATATATTGTAAGTGAAACAAATGAAAGTCAAAATTATTTACCATGGTTAAACAAAACATCGCTGGTAGATGTAAAACACACAGTACGTGAACTTCTACCAACTGAAAAATTTCGTACTGATAGTGATGAGTTTTTAAGTGGCTACTTCAATGAAGTGAAACCTTATCACGTAGTAATAAAAGAATTTTTATTAAATTATACAAAACTAGATGTTTACCCTGGTACATTAACTGATTTTGATTTACCAGCATCATATAATACTACTCAAGACGAATTCATTACTCCTCAGTTAGTTTACGGCCCACTTGTACAAAATAATAATAATCAATTCGATAAAACTAGTAGTGAGTGGCAAAACGATATTTACAACGAATGGTACAATAATTGGGGCTTGATGTTAAGCAGTTCCTATCAGTCTCCAAGTTATACAGACTACCTAACTGAAAATGAAAAACTAGAAGAAACTATATATAGTGCAAACTATTTTATGACTACTCTACAAACATATTTGCCAATAACATCTACTACAGCAATTATGAAAAATGTTAGTGGTTTTCCGGTAACAGGTACATTTAGAATTGAGGAAGAACTCATTACCTATGCTGGAATTGATCGTGCAAGAAATTTATTAACAGGATTAACAAGAGGCGTAGAGGGTACAACTAAAACCGTACATTTGCCTAACTCAGAAGTTTATATGGAATTGCCGCCTATTATCGTAATTGACAGCGGTAGTCAATATAATGAGTTCACACCAAAAGTAACTGCTGTTGTTGATGAATTGATATATAGTGCACCAAGAAAACCTGCAGTACTTCAAGCAGTAATGGCCCTAGATAAAGTTATTAATATTGAAGTTTTGGATCCAGGATCTGGCTTCGAAACTAAGCCAGAAATAGTTATTGAACCATCTATAAAAATAGTCTTTAATAGCACAGCAGTAGACAATAATACTAATACTATTTCAATTAGTGGTTTCACATTAAAAACAGGCGATAGTATAAAATATATTGCTGGATTCATAACTGTTGACGCTACAAATATTGTCCCGTCACAAATTTATACAATCCAAACTATAGGCACTACAAATTTCACATTAATGGGCGCACCAAATAATCTAGTTGGAACAAAATTTATAGCAACTAGAGTTGGTACAGGCACAGGCACATTAAAACAAAGCGTTCCAATTGATTATCTTGTAGACAATCAATGGTATTATGTTAGATTAATTGATAATATTCCTAATCCTATAGTAGCATTGTATGCCTCATACGCAGAAGCAGTACAGGATAAAAACAAGATTCCAATACAAGTATCAACTACAAATGTTGAAAATCAACTATGGTTAGGTGCAAGAGCATTAGCGGTCACAACAGCACAACCTGTTCGTGAAAATATTGTATCAATTAAATTTGATAGAAATAGTTTTGATAGTAAAGTCACTGATTGGGCTAAAGATAGGTTTTATGGTAGTTTCTTTGCAGGCGATTACGAAAGTCAAAGTGCTTCAAGTTGGTCACTAAAACTACAGTCAACACAGCCTGATATCAACTCAGTTTTAACATCATCACAAGGCTTTGTATTCCCAATTTACAATGCAACTAGAGAAAGTGAAGTAATACAGTCAACATTTGAACGTAGCGTCGAAAGTTTTATAGGCTCTACAATTACTTTAAAACTAAATGCCCCTTTATCTTCAACCACTTCTGGATCAACAATAGGCTTTTATGTTGGTATGCCAATTAAATTCAATGGTAATATTTCTATTACCGGGTTACAAAATAATACCTATTACTATGTTAAAACAATATTAAATGAGACTGACTTTACAATCAGCGCAGAGCCAAATGGTACAGTTATTTCATTTCCAATTAATTTGATTCCTACAGCAACAGTAGCATGTTATACAGGGGACGTTGTATATGGCACTCAAATTACTACAAATTATGATGGTATAAGAAAAGTTACAAAAAGCAGCAGTACAAATAATGCTTATACAATACCTGTAACTGCATTGGGCACCGGGGGTACACAACATATGTATATTGGTGCTCCAGTTATGTTTACACTTGATTTATTTGGCGGTGTAAGACAGAATCAGGTATATTATGTAACCACAGTTATCGACAGCGAGAACTTCACTATAAGTGAAAATTCTACTCCATCAACATATTCTTTATTATCAGCATCATCAACAACAAATGAAATTCAATTAAATGTAGTGTCTGGCTTGAATATTGGCGATCCAATTATTGTTAATAGCATGAGTATTGATGGTGTCTCAGTCCTTGACTTTGGTAATATTATTGCAGGAACAGTTTACTATATCTATGATATAGATGTACTAAATTCTGTCATAAAATTAACTACTGTTAAGAATGGTACAACAGAGTTAAGTTTAGATGATGTTTCAGAGGGAACAGGAACGTCAGCACTACTTACTTCACAAGTTGATGTCGTACAGTTAGATAATTATACCAATGGCGATATGACTATGAACTTAGGTCTACCAGTAAGTCCTGGACAAGTCAATGGTCAAGCATTTACATTCTATGAAACAGGTGCTGTATATGGGCCATTAGAACCAGATTTATTATTAAATGTAATTCAACGTAATATTGTGCAAAGCGTGGATACTAGCGACATTTTAGCATTTAGTGAGTTGGGCGCTGGATTAACTGATGTGTACGTAAATATGCCATTTACACTTAACAAAAACATAGGTGGTTTAATCAAAAATGATGTGTATTATGTAAAATCGCAGAATACTATTAACGTATCTTGCAGTAGTAGTGGCAGTGGCACAATAATTAATTGTACAAGTACTAGTTTAATATACGATAAAATGCCAATAGTATTTCAACCAGATCCCAATGGGGCTGAGCCAAAAGTATTTGGAACTATTATACAAGGACAAACTTATTATGTAAGAACAATAGGCATTGCTCCTTATACTAGTTTCCGTATTGCAAATTATCCTAACGGTACTCCTATTAATATAGGTAATGATTCAGGTAATATGCTAGGTATAGGCCCAGATTACATTACTGTAAGCAGCACATTAGGTGGCTCAACATTAACTTTATCTAGCCAAGCATTAAATGTTGTACTAACACAACATACAGACTTTGAAACAGATACTCCAACGTTTACTGTACAATCGTTCTTAGGAGGATACAGCGTTCAGATTGTAAATCCAGGATCAGGCTTTACAATAGGTAATAAATTAATAATTTACGGGGAATATATAGGCGGCACTACTTCTAAGAATAACCTTACATTAGAAATTAACAATGTTAATAGTATAGGCGCTATTACTAGTGTAGTTGCATCAGGTACTGTACCAACTGATAAGGCAATTTATTACGTAGAAATTGATGGCTCAAATAAATTTAATCTATATCAAGATGCAGCATTAAACGAACCCGTAGATGTTTCAGCCTGGGTTTATAATGGTATAGAGCAAACAACCGCAACAGCAACTACAACTGGAACTAATTATATAACTGTATCTGATAGTACAATATTTGAAGAGTATGACACTGTAAAATTCTCAGGTACAGTATTTGGCAATATAGAATTAGTCACTACATATTTTATCACATCAATACCAAACAGTACAACAATAGTTGTGAGTGAAACGCAAGGTGGCACAGCAGTAGCACTTGATACAGCCACTGGTACTATGACTGTAAGCAAATTTGGTAGCATGATGTTATTGCCTGAACCCTTTTACTTCCAAGCAAGTATAGTCAAATATAATAATAAAGTATATCGTTGCTTAGTATCAAATAACGATCAAGAATTTATATTTGGCAAATGGTACGAAATTAATAGTGGAGATCAAGAACTAAATGCAATTGATCGTGCTGTAGGGTATTATCAACCAACTGCTAGTATGCCTGGATTAGATTTGCCCCAGTTGTTTACAGGTTTAGAATATCCAAATACAACTTATATAGGTCAAGAATTTCAAACTAATCAGATACTACCTTTAGACATTGAATTACAAGATACTAAATTTGAACCAAAAGATTTAAATTTAGTAACAGGTGTTTATCGTAATACAAAGTATATAATACCAACAAATACTTCACAATATTCTGGATTATCAAAAAACTTAACTGGTATTAAATTTAATGTTACAAAGGTAACAAATAGACCAGCAGCATTTACTGAATTAACTTTTGCTGATAATACCTATGTTATGACTTCTACAAATGTTGCTACTCCAATAATGATTAGTGCTGATGCTATAACTTGGCAAACCAATGGATTAGAGGACCTCCCTGGGGTGGTTGATGTACCAGCAGCGCAATTGCGTAGTGTAAAGTATATGAATGATACATGGGTAGCAGTCGGTGATAAGATTTTAACAAGCACAGATGTAAATCAATGGACAACAACAAAATCGTTTAGTGTTAATCGTCAAGTCACGATGTATGGCGTCGAGGGTGTAAGTTGGTTAAATTCTGGTACGTTTATTGCTGTGGGTCAACAGATTTTAGACTTAACTGAACCAGAATTAGGCTATTCAGGATTAGTAGCAATAGCAGATAATGATGGTAGTGCATGGACTACATATGCTAATGTTTCTCAGCATGGATTTAGAAGCGTAACAAGTAGTGCAAATTTAATTGTAGCTGTAGGCGCCAATGGTACAATTTACACCAGTACTAATGCTCAGACTTGGAGTGGTGTATCTGAAAGTATAGTTACTGGAAGTAATGCAGGCCTAAATGAAATCTCAGTAGCAAGTGTTCAAGGCTTTAACGTAAATGATGAAGTTAAAGTAATTATTCCTACAAACGTAACAGCAAACGTTAATGTACTAGACCCGGACGTAAGTTACTA